TGTATGTGCATTGTGCCAACTTAATGTAAATGCGGTTGCACCATTGCTTATTGATGTCCCTACTCTTAATGCGTGGTCGTTTCCTCTAGCATTTCCCATAAACGCCATTTTAGATGAATCAAAAGAAATTCCACTAGGTAAGTTTCTTTGTTTTCCACCCCAACTACTTGCATTATAAGTATCGCTTGTTGTTTGACTATTTATAAAATACATCGTATAAGCTCCCATATCTACTTTATACCAACCATTAGTTTCAGTTGTTATAGTTGCTCCTTGTTTTACACAAACTGTTCCTGTTAATGCAGGAAGTGTTTGAGTAAATGCACTTGATGATGTTGCCGTTTGTAACCAAGTATAACCAGTACTAGAATTGTGTAATGCTAACCTTCCTTGCTTATTTCCTGCAACACCACTTGATGTTCCATTTCCTAAAACTAAAGTTGCTCTACCTACATTACTAGTTGTTCCTTCTTGTGTGTCATATCTTAATCCATCATTTGTTCTTTGTTTTGTTACTCCTGTTGTCAATACAAAAGTTGGGTAATAGCTTGTTTGTGATGAAGGATTTGTTGTAGAAATATCAATAGCTTCGTTTGTATCATACAATCCATTTTCTATATGGTTCATTAAGTCTGCTTTTAATGGAGTTGATGTGCTAGGGCTATCTTCCCATGTTGTTTTCTCGTAAGCCATTATTTTTCTCCTTTCTCATATTCTTCTTTATCTTTTTGCATTTGAATTATGTCTTGCTCTATTACTTTGTCATAGATTTCTTTCATAATTGGTTTTATTATATAAATTGGAAGTTTTGACTCATTAATGTCTTTTACTATTTTTTCTTTTAACTCTAATATTGCTAAACTAGTTGGCTTTTCCATTTTTCAACTCCTCCACTTCTTTTGCTAATTCTTGTATAGCTTTATAACTTAATGAAATCATAGAATATAAATTAATTGATTTATTATCATCACTAATAATTTTGTCTGTGCAATTATAATCATTACCTATAACAACTCCAATTTTCTTGTCACTGTCTTTGCTATCAGAATTATAATTATAACTATAAATATCTGTTTTAAGAATTTCAGGTAATGCTTTTTTATCATATAATTTAATATTTTTTTTCAAATCCGCAGAAGATAAATTCCTATAATCAGAACAATACATATAAGATTCATAAATTTGAGTGCTAGTGTTTGTTTGGCCACAATGTATTGTTGGTCCACTATCAACTTTTATTATTATTGCATGGTCTTGTTCTGTATCACTATTTTGCCACATACCAATTATACCATTTGCAATATCTAATGTGCTATATGTGTAATCTACTCCGTGAATCCTTAATTTATTATTTCTATTATCTATATCAATTTCGCCGCTATAAATAGATGTAGTTAGTGTTCCGTTAGCATTTCTAACAGTAAAATTAGCGTCTATGCTTTCATCATATCTTCCATTATCTAATATAAATACATTGCCAAAACTATTTACAATAAAAGTATCATTTAAGTTTATAAAACTTTTTCCTCCTGTTACTCCTAAAGCTTGACAAGTTACAATTCCTTCTGGTGTTACTTGAAAATAATCACTATTTATTGTTATTGTTTGAGATGTCATATCAATAGTTTTCCCGTGCAAGGCTGATTTTGTCTGCCTTGATTTGTGTTGAGCTTTCGTCATCATTGATTTTAAGTAGGATTTGAGCTGCTGTATAATCTTCATTGTCCACCTTCTCATTCAATTCTAGATTGATTGTATTTGCTGTTTGTTCTATTGTTGATACCATTTCTACTTTTGTTGCAAATTGTTCTGTATAATCATTAACCTTGTTAATTTTAACTTTTAGATAATAAGTTGTATGTCCTAATACTGATATAGTGTAATTGCCTTCCGTTAGCATTATTCGTGGGTAATCATAAGTTATTTCTCTTGGTTGAGAATGTACATAAGCCCCACTTGCATTAATTCCTATTCTTTCTATCTTTTTGCACACATGGTTTTCATAGTCTAGTATAAATTCATCACAAGTAAAATCTATTCCGTGCTCACTATCTTCTATAAACCTTAAATCACAAGGCAATATGTAATCAATATTTTCTCCAGTTTCAGTATTGGCAAATCTTATAGTTCTTTGTTGTGGGTATAATGTACTACTAGGGTAAATATTATTTCCAGGGTATAGATAAGCAATCCAACTATCTATAGGCTTTAAATGAATGTATAATGGTTCACTAGTATTCACATCTTCAAACTGTATTGCTCCACTTTCTTCTTTTTCTTCTGTCACATCTGCCAATAATTCAACCTGACTTAATATCCCGTCTATATCTTGAGTAATCGAAGTTGTCTTTCCTGTTCTATCTCCAATTTCTTGAGTAATGCTTTCTATTCTTAAGTTTGCTTTGTCAACCATTATTTCTGCCCTAGTATTTGCCTGTTTTGTGCCTGATATGTATTTATTTAATACCTGTGACCTTGTTAATGCTTTATTCTCTATTTTGCTTCTTCTTGATGCAGGAGATTGAATTGTTTGGTTAAGAACAATCGTAGGATAATAATTTCCAGTTCTAGTATCTTGAACATCAATAGCATCTCCCGCATCATAATAAAATCTGCCCTTGTAGTTAAATTGTGCGGGATAATAACTAAATCCTTTTAAAGCATTAAATAAAGCGGTTATTGCGGCTTCTCTTAAAGCCTCCGTATAAACAAATGGATTATCCGATATTTCAATGTTTGTTTCCCCATATAAAGCAATACTATCATTATCTTGCATTGTAACATTTTCTCCCTCAACCCCTTTAAGTGACAGGGTTACGGAGTTTACAGGTCCAAACATTTCATCTATAATTAGTTTGCTATTCATAGAAGATTTGTCTATGAAATCAATATTGCCAATTTCATATAATAAATAATTATCGTTTGATTGTTCTATTGTATCAAAATGTTCATTAACAATTAAAACCTCATTATTAACAGTCACTGTGTTGTCAGGGAACGTCCATGTTTCACTTGATACAGTAGAATATTCGTCTCCCGCATTTTGCAAAACAAAACTGATTTTGTTATCTCTTGTAATTTTTACGAATCGTCCTTGTAATTCCGCAATCATTCCAAGCACTGCTCTATTAGTATAGCCTTCAAAATTTGGTTCTATAGATATAACAAAATCATCATTAGGTAATGTCTCCTCTTCTTGTGCAAATTCAAACCCTAAATATTCAATTAACTCATCTCTATAATCTTTTAATGTAGTTGGAAATGTGGGAGAAAAATCTTCATTGTCTAAATAATTCCCATTGCATTTAATCATAAAATCATCTGCAACTATTTTGTAGATATCATTTGACCTTGTGTCTTCATATTCTTGAACAAGAAAGTCGCCTTGAGGAATATACTCGTAGTCTCCTTCTTCAGTCTTTACTCCCAAGTACAAACTAATTGTGTCATCTTCCAAATTAAGATTATCTTTATTGATAATTTGAATTTCTACTTCCTTTGAACAGGTAGAACCTATTAACTTCCCATCTTTATAGCAAGGGTCGACCATTTTTACATCAACAAGACTACTATTTATTGTTTCTTGTGCTTGAGGCAAAATCCATATATCTGCATTATGGCAATATATTTTTGCAATTGCAATAACCGCATTTGAATTAACTGCTTCTTTATATTCTGTACTAACATCTGTGTACATTTGTCTTCCCCTTTCTTTAATATTCTACTAATTTGACTTGCATTGCATTGTATAAAGTTTCAGTTCCTATTGCATCATCAACATTCCAATATAGCTCGCTTTCTAAATCTCCATGATATAAAGTATGTGTTTCAACTGTGTTTGAGTATGGAGAAAGAAAGCTAACAGTAAGATAATTTTTGTGAAGTAATTGCAATGTATGAGCTCTTTGTGCAGCATTTTGAGGGGGGATAGTTATGTTTAAAGTATTTACACTATGCTCTAAAATGTTTCTTTCCAAATATCCTGCTAGGTTTCTTCCACTATCAAGGTCTTGGTCTGCAATCATCCAACTGTATTTCATAACTTCTACATTTTCACCTTCTATATTTAATAGTGCCATATTATCCCTCCTTATGTTCCATATAAATTAGCATTTCTGCCAACTCTTCTTTCAACAACATCAGTTATTTGTTGTCCGTCTATGAATAATTGATATTTGTTTCCACCACTTCCCATTACTTGTGATACTGCTTG